AAACAATTCTAAACACAATCAAAATGAGAGAGCATCTTAAACAAATCGACAAGGACGACATCATCGGAGCTATTCTAGTTTCATCGTTCATTTACATTACTTACTACATCATTTATTTCATTCAAAACATCTAAACCAATGTGTATCTTAAAAGCACAATTCCAAGACGAAGCTGGGTTATATACTATGACTTGGTCATTTGACCCAGAGCTATGGAGCGTAAGAGATTTAATCTCACACGAATGCCACAAATCTAATTCTAAACTTGTAACCATAATATCAAATGAAAAACTTAATTAAAGCACTATCGGATTTTCAAAACGAATGTCCAATTATTCACAAGGACACTAAAGGGCATAACTATACCTATGCCGACTTGCCTCAAATCTTTAGCGTGATTAATCCGCTACTTAAAAAGCATAAGCTTTGCTTTACTCAACTACTACAAGACAATGGGATTAAGACTATTCTTTTTCACGTAGAGAGCGGAGAACAACTAGAAAGCTTTACTAGTATTCCATTGGTAAAACTAGGTGCTATGAACGAATACCAAAGCTATGGTTCTGGAGTTACATACTACAGACGTTATGCACTTAGCTCTATGCTTGGTTTAGTTACCGACAAGGACACAGATGCTGCAGGAGCACCAGTAGCACAATCTCCTAAATTTCGTTTAGATATGTTAGCTAACGTACACACTGAAGACGAACTAGGATTACTTTATAATTCATTTAAAAGCTCACTAACTCCAAGTGATTTAGAAGCGTTCAAAACTCGTAAACAACAAATAACAAAATAATGGGACAATTAATTAACGCACAGATTAACAAGTCAAAGCTTCAAGGTTTAGTTCACTACACCAACAAGCGTACTAACGAAGAATCGGTAAACATTACCATCTCTTTAAACGATGCACCAGACCAGTACGGAAACAATGCTTCTATCTGGATTTCTCAAACCAAAGAAGAGCGTGATGCAAAAGCTCCAAAGGTTTACTTAGGCAATGGAAAAGTTATCTATGACTCAAATATGCCAAGACAAAACGCACCAGAGTTTCCTAAAGAAGCTCCTACTACTTCAACTGATTTACCTTTTTAATATGTACAAGCAAGACCTAACATTTACATTCTTCAAAGCACCTTCTAATACTTGGAAGGTTACTAGAAACTTAGAGACTGAAGAAGAGTATAACTCATTTATTAATCAATGGCTAAAGGATGGCTTTGAGTTAATAAGTGAGGAGCCAGTAAAGCAACTACAAAACGAATATCCACAAGTGTTAAAGCTAGATTTAAAAGGCGAACGTGGTGGGTATTATTCAACGGTTCAACGCTTTGTAAGTAGTCACGATTATTTAAAATATTTTGACGAGCGTTTAATGGAAGGTCTTAAAGTAATAGGCTCAGAGCCTTATAAAGATTTGTAAAATGAAAGTAAAGAAAATGAGTATTTATGCACAATGTGCTGAACGTTTAAACGCTAAAGGAATTAAGCCATTTAGTGCTAGACAATGGAGCTTACCTTTGATTCAACAGACCGTTTACGGCAAGGTAAATTACCCAGAAGTAATGGAAGAAATTAAACTTATAATGGAAGAATATGACACCGAAAGAAAAAGCAATTGAGCTAAGGGATAAATTTTATTTTAATACATCTTTAACAGATTTAGAAGAAATTAAAGAGTGTTCATTTATTGCAGTTGATGAAATAATCAAAGAGTATTATCCTCAAGACATTAAAAGATGCCAATATTGGAATGAAGTTAAAAAACAAATAGAAAAAGTATGTATATAACTCCTAAACAAAAAGCAACCGAGCTAATTAAGAAATTTAAAGATGCTCAAGTTAAGATAAAGCAAAGCAAAGAAGAAGCGATTGCATCTAGTATTTTATTCGTAGAATTGCTTTTAAACTACTCAGAGATTCAAGATGTAGATTACTGGTTACAAGTAAAGGAAGCTTTAGTAAATCACAATTAAAATGGATAATTCTAAATTTAATCAATGGCAAAAGCATATAGCAAAAGAGCTAAGTAATGATTATAAAAAGCTTTACTACTCAGCTAAATACGCTAAAAAAAAAGAGGTAAAAAAAGTTTTACTTTCTAAAAATTAGTTATATATTGCAATACAATAAGCCAAGCGGGTGGTAGCACTTGGGTTATTTTAAGGGTTAAAACAACCTAAAGCCAGCTTTGCTCTACCACGCATTGTCTGGCTTTTTTATTTTATAACATGAAATACTTTCTACACGATTCTAACTCGTTTAATGACGAGAAGATAACCGAGCTTTACTTAGAGTTCGGCTATGAAGGTCTTGGATTGTTTTATACTATATTAGAAAAGCTTGCATTACAAGAGAAACCAATTAAAACAATAGTATTAAAACATCAACTAAACGTAGGCAAAAAGTTAGAAAAATGCTGGACGTTTATGGAAGAAATAGACTTAATTTCTTCAAACAATGGTGAAACTTTTAACAAACAATTGCTAAACTTTAGCGAAAAGTACCAAGTTAAAAAAGAAAAAAACGCAAAACGAATTGCAGAATGGCGCGAAAATCAACAAGTTAGCGAAAGTGTAACACGTTACGAACACGTTAGTAACACTCCTAAAGTAAATAAAAGTAAAGTAAACTTAAATAAAGTAAATAATATAGAAGATTTTGAGTTTTTCTGGAATACGTATAATAAAAAAATTGATAGAGTTAAGTGCGAAAAGATTTGGAATAAATTAACTTTAGAAGAAATTCAAAAAATAAACAATTCAGTAGAGCAATACGTAAACGCAAATCCAGATTTACAATACCGAAAAAATCCTTCAACGTATTTAAATGGCAAGTGCTTTAATGACGAAATAATTCTAAACATACCAAGACCTCAATTCAATGGAACTAACGACAAACAACCGCTCGGAACATCTGCCGCAAGAATGGAAGCCATTAAAAACTGGTAACGCTTCCGCTAATATCATCTTGCAAGCACAGAGCACCCAAAGCTTACGTTTAAGACACGAAGAGGACTTAAAGCAAGTGTTACGTTATGCAATGGTTTTAGTAGGTCTTAGAGGCAATAATATGCCTACTGAAGAAGAGAAATTTGTTCTACTAAATTTCATTCGTTCAAACTTTGGAAACCAAACTCCGGAAGAGATAAAGTTGGCGTTTGAATTAGCGGTAAGCGGTAAGCTAGAAGTAGATGCTAAATGCTACGAAAATTTTTCTTGTGAATACTTTGGTCGCATTATGAAAGCTTATATTGAATACGCTAGACAAGAGACTCACGCAATACCTAAAGAGGCAGAAGAAGTAAAAGAGATTCCTAGCGATGCAGATTTAAAAATGGCAGCGATTAACTCAGCTAATATGTACTCTCAAGAAATGATTAGATGTCAAGAGCGGGGTATTAAAATGAATTGGATAGCTGGAGGTTTACACGTACTCTACGATTACTTGGTAAAATTTGGTATTTATGAGGCTAGCTTAGAAGATAAACAAAGGATATATCATTCATATTATAGAATATTTGATACAAAAGAAGAAGTAATAATAGCGTGTAAGGCACAATGTTATAAGGAGTTTATCGAAAACTTAGCCGATTTTAAAGCTTACTTAACAGAAGAAGGAAAAATTCAACCGATAGAATAATGAATATATTAGAAAAAGCAAATCAAATAATATTTGAAAGAGCAGAAGAAAAGCAAAGAGAATATGGCCCTTTTGATAAATCTATGGAAGAAGCAGCAAAAGTAGCTTCTATACTGTGTAATAAAGAAATTACAACAGAAGATTTTTATAAATGCATGATAGCATTAAAAGTAAGTAGAATGGCTTTTAATACAAAAAAAGATACAATGTTAGATTGCGTGGGTTATATAGCGGCTTTAGATGATTTTAAAAATGGAGGATATGAAAAATAAATATGAATTAAAATACAGGAAGCTTCTTAAAAAATGTCTTATTAATGGCATAGAAAGAAATGACCGTACAGGTGTTGGGTGTTATTCAACTTTTAATTTATCAATTAAGTTTAAGGTTAATAAATATTTCCCTTTAATAACAGGTCGTAAAATGTTTAAAAAAACGTTTAACACTGAGTTTAATTGGTTTATTAATGGGGAAACAAACATTAAACGATTTAAAGAAAATAACGTAAAAATTTGGGATAGCTGGGCAAATGAGAATGGAGAGCTTGGACCGGTCTACGGTTTTCAAATGTTAAACTATAACGGGCAAAATATTAATCAGCTTAAATCTGTTATAGAATCAATTAAAAATAACCCAGACAGTAGAAGACATATTATTTCTCTTTGGAATCCAATACAATTAAATGAGATGGCTCTGCCACCATGCTATTTGTACTTTCAGTTTTTTGTTGAAAATAATAAACTTAATATGTTTGTTCTACAAAGAAGCGGCGATATGTTTTTAGGCATTCCATATGATGTAGCTTTATTTTCAATGATTTTATTGTACGTTAGTAAAGAATGCAATTTAAAAGCAAATAAGGTCGAGTTTAATATTATTGATGCACATGTTTATAAAAATCAGATAGAAGCAATAAATGAATACTTATTGCAGCCAATATATGATTTGCCAAAATATAAATTTGAATCAAATACAATTGACCTAATTAATTACAGACACGGAAAAACAATTACTTCACAAATAGCAATTTAATTATTATGGAACTTACAAATGAATTTTCAACAATCAGAGATTGGGCAGCAAACAAAGGGATTTATGCAAATGGGGACCCTAAAACACAGTATATTAAACTTCAAGAAGAAGCAGGAGAGCTAGCAAAGTCAATATTAAAAAATGATGATGAGGAATTTATAGACGCTATTGGAGATTGTGTTGTAGTACTTACAAATCTTGCAGCTTTAAAAGGCTACAAAATTGAAGATTGCATTAACTCTGCATACAGTGTAATAGCAAAAAGAACTGGTAAAATGATTAATGGGACTTTTGTTAAAGACAAATGATAACAATACTTGGACAAGTGCCTAGCAAATCTAACGGATACAAAATAGCTAACAATAGGCTTTATAAATCTAAAGAGCTTATAGAGTACGAGAATAAGTTTAAATGGTTACTAGCTTTAGCGAATGGAAAACCAAACGAGCCAATCAAAGATAAATTTGCTATTGAGATTTTTGTATATTTTCAATCAAATCGCTCAGACCTTGACAATTCAGCAAAGATAATCCTTGATTGTTTACAAAATTGCAATGTAATAGAAAATGATAGACTTTGCCATAGATTGCTAATGTATAAATTCATAGACAAAGAGAATCCTAGAATCGAATTTGAAATAACAAAGCTATGAATTACAACAACGATTTTAAGTTTGATTTAGAGTTTGGCGTTCTTGATGGTGAGACTTGGTTTCACGAGTTAGTTTCCGAAAAGAAAATAGAAGTTAAAAGTGATAGAAGAACGCAAGAAACTGGTAATGTTTATATCGAGTATTGGTCAAGAGGTAAACCAAGTGGAATATCAACAAGCCAAAGCGATTATTACGTTTACAAAGTGGCAGAAGACGAAGCTATAATAATTTCGACAAGCAAGCTAAAGCAAAAGCTAAAGCAATTAGTAAACGAAGGCAAGGCTAGAATGGATGTTAAAGGAGGAGATAATAACACAAGTAGAGGTATTTTATGTAAATTAAACGATTTAATATGCTAACGACTAACCAAACTAAAGCTATTGAGTGGATAGATGCTCAATTACTTAAGCCTAACGAGCGATTTATGCTTAAGGATGGTATTCATATAGACGACTTACATTCGTGCCTTAGAGCGCAAAAGGAACGCATCTTATTTGGGATAGACCCATTAAGAAAATTAGCATTTTTAAGAACAAAAGAAATAAAGGATTATTTAAATCAGAGATGACACAAGAAGACAAAGACAAGGCACTAACTTATTTTACAATGTGCCAAGCGTTAATACATATTATCGAAGACGATTGGAAAGGAAACCCAGCGAATAAGCAAAGAGTAAAATCGATAACAAATCAGCAAATTAAAGAGCTAGAAAAGGTAGTCGAGATTCTTTTACCTAGAGGAGATTACTCAGAGCAGGGGATGAAAGTAACCGAGCAATTCATCGAAGCAGCAGAGGCAATGTTATTCTTTTATAAAATCGGAGTACAAATGTCTCGACTAGACGACACAAAAAGAGAGACTTTGAATACTCAATTAAATATTTTGCTAAAATCCTATGAAATAAATGCTTAAAAATTTTGTTTAATCATTTTTTTTCATTAAACTTTGCAAAGAAATCAGTCAGGTGGCGGAATATGCGTAATTATTGAGCTATGGGAGACGCATTAAATGTAATAAGCCTATAAAGCATTTAATTTTTACAAGTTCGAATCTTGTCCTGACTACGGGGATGGTTAGCACTACACAGCATTATAGAACTAGGAAGTGCAAATTTTAAACAACAAAATATGAACTACGTAGAACCTCACGAAAAACTTAGTATGGTCAATCATCCTAAGCATTATAAAGGAAACGGAATCGAAGTAATAGACATTATAGAAGCCTTCGATTTAAACTTCTCTTTAGGAAACTCAATAAAGTATATTTTAAGAGCAGATAAGAAAGGGAATAAAAAACAAGATTTAGAGAAAGCGATTTGGTATCTAAATAATGAACTAAAACGATTCAATGGATAGACTAGTCTTACAAGCTATTTGGGTAGGAATTGCCGAGATAGCTTTTATTATTTATATGAGCTATCTAATAGTTCAAGAATCAAAGAAGCGATGAAGCCAGACGAAAGAGCCAAGTCAATTTTAAACAATGCTTATTATTTTACTGGTAATAAGAATCTAGCTAAAGAGCTTGCCATTTGGATATGCGAATTAATCGGTGAAACAAAGCCAAAGATTGACGATAAGATTTACTGGAAATTAGTAGCCGAAAATATTTACCTACTCTAGTGCAAGACATTAAGATTTTAACTGATAGGCATAAGCATTGGGTCAAAATTGTAGAAGGTTTTGGCGAAAAGAATTACGCTCACGATGTTGTTCAAGAGGCTTATATTAAAATCCTTAATATGGACAAGGAGGTTAATTATGCCTATTTCTACTACACGCTTAGAAGTCTTACGATGGACTTACACTCTAAGAAAGTAACTAAGGTAGAAATTACAAGTGACATAGAGTATAGCTTACGAGAAGACGAAAGTAACGACATAGCAGAGGAGCTAGCACAACCTTATTTAGAGTTTATAGATACTTGGCATTGGTATGATAAGATGCTATTTATGCTTTGGGTAAATAATAAAATATCTATGCGTAAAATAGCTAGAGAAACTAAGATAAACTTTACAAGTGTATACAACACGATTAAGAAATGTAAACAACGTTTAAAAGAATGGGAAAAAGACCAATTAAAAAAAGAATTATCGTAGAACCTAAAGAGGAGGCTACGTTTGCTAACGCTCAAGGATTGGGCGATACTATTGAGGCATTCACTACCGCTACTGGAATTAAGAAAGGAGTAGAGCTTTTATCCAAAGCGTTAGATTGGGATTGTGGATGCGATGAACGCAAGGAGAAGTTAAATAAGCTATGGTCGTATCGTAAGCCTAAGTGTTTAGTTCAAGAGGATTACGAATATTTAAAAGAGTTTTTCTCTAAGCCTCAAAATAGCATTACTCCGAAAGTACAATGGGATTTAATGGACATCTATTACCGAATTTTTGACATTAAATTAGAACACTCTTCTTGTGCTTCTTGTTGGAGAGATTACATCGGACAAATTAGACAAGTATATAACGTATTCGAAGAAGACAATGCCGGTAATTAAATGTAGTAATGGGAAATGGCGAATAGGCTCAGGTCTATGCAAGTACGATACCAAAGAGAAAGCTCAAGAAGTTTACGTATCTATTATCTCTAGTGGTAGTCTTGCTGCTCAAGGGAATAAGGTTTCTTTTGACTTTGACGACACGTTAAGCACTCAAAGAGGACAAGACATAGCGAAGCGTTTGATTGACGAAGGAAAGACCATTTACATCATTACTAGAAGACAAGAAACAGATAGCAAAGAAGTTTACAAAGTAGCAGATGAGTTAGGTATTCCTCATTCAAGAGTTTACTTTACTAATGGAGCTTTGAAATGGGAAACGATTAAGCGTTTAGAAATTGGAACTCATTACGACAACAATCAAAATGAGGTAGATAAGATTCGAGAAAATACAGATGCCAAAGCGATAAAATTTTAATATGGAAAAAATAGATAGAAGAGGAGGAGCAAGAGAAGGAGCAGGTCGTAAATCTAAGGCGGAAGAGCAATCATTAGTAGAGAAGCTAACACCATTAGAGCCTAAAGCTTTTGCGGTACTAGCTCAAGCATTAGAAGACCACAAAGACTGGGCGGTTAAACTATTCTTCCAATACCAGTTCGGTATGCCTAAGCAAGTGGTAGACCAAAACACTACGCATACAATTAATGACTTTGATATAAAGGACATTGTAAAATTTAAGTGATAGAGTTAAATAAAAAATATGTACCGTTATTTGAAAGCGGAAGCCGGTACTTTGTTGTAACTGGAGGAAGGGGTTCGGGCAAATCATTCGCTTTGAACTCCTTTCTTTTGCTTCTAACGTACGAAGTAGGACACGTAATACTATTTACTCGTTATACCTTAACATCGGCTCATATATCAATTATTCCAGAGTTTGTAGAAAAAATAGAAATGGCTGGTCTTGAAGCCGACTTCTACATAACAAAAGACGAGATTATTAACACTCGAACCAATTCAAAGATTTTATTTAGAGGTATTAAGACATCGAGTGGAACTCAAACCGCTAATCTTAAATCCTTACAAGGTGTTACCACTTGGATACTAGACGAAGCCGAAGAGCTTACCGACGAAGACATCTTCGACAAGATAGACTTTTCTATTCGTAATAGCCAAAGGCAAAACCGAGTTATCTTAATTTTAAACCCTACAACAAAAGAACACTTTATTTACAATCGATTCTTTGAAGAGAAAGGAGTTCAATCTGGGGAATCAACAACTAAAGGAGATACGACTTATATACATACCACCTACAAGGATAATATCGAATATCTAAGCGAATCGTTCTTAAATCAAATTGAAGCCTTAGAGCGTACAAATAAACGCAAATACGAGCATACGATTTTAGGAGGATGGCTAGACAAAGCTGAAGGGGTAGTATTTACTAACTGGTCGTATGGTCAATTTAATCCAGATAATTTGCAAACCTCATTTGGTCAAGACTTTGGATTCTCAATAGACCCGACTACACTTGTAGAGGTGGCGATAGATAAGAACAAGCATAAGATTTATATTAAGGAGCATTTGTACAAACCGAAGCTAACTACAAGCGAAATAGCACAAATAAACAAGCGAGTATGTGGCAAAGGTTTAATAGTAGCAGATAGTGCAGAGCCAAGACTAATATCCGAGCTTCAATCACAAGGGTGCAACATAGTACCTACCGAGAAAGGAGCTGGTAGTATTACTGCTGGAATAGCACTTATGCAAGATTACGAATTAGTTATAGAATCTAACTCACAAAACATTGGAAAAGAACTCAATAATTACATATACTCTGACAAGAAGTCTGGACTTGTGGTCGATAACTTTAACCACGCCATCGATGCCATACGTTACAACGTCTTCTATCAGCTATCTAATCCCAACTCAGGAAAGTATTTCGTGTACTAGTACAAAAAACAACAAATAACGTTTATACATTATGAAGCTAGAATTAAATATTCCTACGCATCTAGAAGAAATTAAGCTATTACAATATCAAAAGTTTCTCAAAATTGCTAAGGAAAATGAAGAAAGCGAATTCTTGCATCAAAAGATGGTGCAGATATTTTGTGGCATTGATTTAAAGGATGTTGCAAGCATAAAAAGAAAGGACGTAACTACTATAACAAGTAATTTAGGCGAATTATTTAATAAGAATCACAAGCTAATTACTCGATTTAAGTTAGGTGGAGCTGAGTTCGGATTTATCCCAAACCTTGACGATATGACTCAAGGCGAGTATGTAGACTTAGATAGCTATATTACCGATTGGGACGAGATGCACAAGGCTATGGCGGTGTTATATAGACCTATTACAAATAAAGTAGGAGATAGATACCAGATAGAAGAGTATAAAGGCTCGATAAGTTATGCTGACGTTATGCGACACGCTCCTTTAGATGTTGTTTTAGGTGCGGTGGTTTTTTTTTATCATTTAGGCAACGAATTATTGAAAAGTACAGTGACCTATTTGGAGGAGAATCAGACGAAAACGGGTATAGCGAGCAAGCACAATTTGGAAAACGATGGGGATGGTATAGTTCACTCTATGCTCTTTCTCAGGGAGACGTTAGAAGATTTGATGAAATTTCAAAACTTCCCTTACATCAATGCTTAATGTTCTTAACGTTTGAAAAGCAAAAGAACAATTTAGAAATGAAAATGATTAAAAGTCAAAGATAATGAACGGATACTATTACGTAGTAAATGCGATTAAGGATTACTTAAAGAATACCAACTTTATTAACACAGTTACTATTGGGGATATATTTAAAGTAGATTTGAATAAGCAAACTATTTTCCCTTTGTCGCATATTATTGTAAATAATGCTACGATAGGGGAGAATAATACCTCGTTAAATATTTCTATCCTATTTATGGATATTGTAGACGAGAGCAAGCAATTAGTTACCGATGTTTGGGATGGCAATGATAATGAGCAAGACGTATTAAATACTCAATTGGCTTTAGCATCTAGGCTAACTGCGGATTTAATTAGAGGATATTTATACTCGAACTTAATTCAAATTGCTAACGCTCCGACTGCAGAGCCATTTACGGATAGATTTGAGAATAAGGTAGCTGGATGGACATTAACGTTCGACGTTATTATTCCTAATGATATGACACTTTGCTAGATGGAGCTAAAGAACGTAGACGATTTAATTAAGAAGTTTAGAAGCTATGTTATTCAGCAATCACGTAGCAACCTAACTAAAGGAGGGAAGAACGTATCTAGTAAGCTTTATAATAGCATAAATAGCGAAGTTTTAAAAGATGATAACTACTCCTTAATTAACTTCTCTATGGAGGATTACGGAGCTTATCAAGACTTAGGGGTAAGAGGTAAATCTAGTAGTGCTAAGGCTCCTAATAGTCCGTTTAAGTTTGGAAGTGGAAAAGGCAGAAAAGGTGGATTAACTGAAGGTATAGATAAATGGGTAAGAAATAGAGGTATTCAATTTAGAGATAAAGACACTGGTAAATTTTTAAGCTATCAATCAACCGCTTTTATAATTACTAGAAGCATTTATCAAACTGGGATTCGTCCCTCTTTGTTTTTTACCAAGCCATTTGAGGTGGCTAAAAATAGATACTTAGGCAAAGAGCTAATTAAGGCTTTTAAGGCTGATATAGATACTTTAATAAGTTATAAATTAGAAAATAGAAAATGATAATTTACGCAAGAAGTCCTTACTTTATTGAGGTAGACGAAGCTTCTCAATTAGGCTCAAAGGTAGAGTTACGTATTTGGAATAATCCAGACACTAAGCCTACTACTGCTACCTATACCTTTACTAAATCTATTGCTTCGGCTACTAATAGAAAGAACGTTTATAATATCGCTCCATATGTAAAGGAATACATTGAGGCTATTACTCCGAGTGATACTACAGACTCTATGCTTGCATTAGTAGAAGTAAAGCGTTATAAAGAAGCAACTTTAGGAAGTTATACTTTATTAGATACTACTACTTATTACTCTACCAATGGTTACACAAACTACTCAGGTGGATATAATCAAACTGGCTCAACGGCTCAACCTTTAGTTTTAGCTAACACGTCTTTAGAATATCGCTATGAAGAAGGTAATACCGATTATCCATTTGTAAACATTTGGGCAGATAATTCTAGTCCAGCTACGCTAACTGTTACCTACAAAGATTTAAGAGGTCGTAACGAGGTTACTAACACTATTACAAGAGATGGAGCAAAGCTTTATAAAGTGCCTTTACGTACAAGCTCAATAAAATACGATAAAGGGAATACTTGCACTATTAATTGGAAACCAACTGGAGAGTATGTAGATGCGACGTTTACTATTAATGTAATGCCTATTTGCGAGCCTAAGTTTAATCCGATTGTATGTCAATTTATTAACCGTTTTGGAGGGTGGCAATTCTTGACTTTCTTTAAGGCACAAACTACTAATATTCAAACGCAAGGAACTACTTATAATTTGCTTCCAGATGCAGTAGATTATAACACTTCAAGAGCGCAAACAAAGAGCTTTAATATTAATGGCTCTAAAAATATCCGTTTAAATACGGGGTGGGTTCCAGAGAATTACTCGGAGCTTATTCAAGACTTACTTCTATCCGAGACGATTCTTTTAGATGGAGTGCCGGTAGAAGTTAAGACTACTGCTACCGATTTAAAGACTTCGTTAAAAGATAGAAATATTAATTACGAAATAGAGTTTACTTACGGATTTAATCTTATTAACAACGTAGTCTAATGATAAACGTTTTACTTTATATTTATGACGATGTTAGCGGAGAGCCTCAACGTATAGAGCTTTTCGATGACGAACGCATAAGCGTAACAAGTAACATTCAAAACGTAAACGACATTTCTAAGGTATTTACAGACTTTAGCCAATCGTTCACGGTTCCGGCTACTCCATACAATAACAAGATTTTTAAACATTGGTACGAGAACTCTATTGATAATGGATTCGATGCACGTACTAGAAAAGATGCGTACATAGAGCTAGACTATTCCCCATTTAGAAAAGGGAAAATTCAATTAGAGAAAGCAAGTTATAAGAATGGGGTAATAGATAACTATCAAATTACTTTCTTTGGCTCTTTAGTTTCTTTAAAGGATACGTTTGCAGGTAAATTCTTAAAAGACTTGAATCTTAGTGCTTATAATTTTAGCTATACAGGTACCGTAGTTAAAAATCGAGTTATCGGAGGTGCAGGTAATGATGTAATGTTTCCGCTAATATCCTCTAAAAATGTTTGGGAGTATGGAAGTGGAGCTTATAACATTGCACAAAATTCTCATCCAATTTACTATAATGATTTATTCCCAGCTATTAGAGTTAGTAAATTATTCGATGCAATTGCCTCAAGCTTAGGAGTAACGTTTCAAGGAAGCTTTTTAAGTGATACTAGATTTACTAGAGCATTTTTATGGCTAAAGAATAGCGAAACTTTTGAGCTTAAAACGATAGCTAATAAGCTTAACTTTCAAACTAATACTTCGACTACTGGAACACAAGGTATATTCAACGTATTTAGCGATACGCTTAATTATGTAAAGCCTACGGCACCAGAATACCAAAGCCAATCTCATATTACAATTACTTTTAGCGTACCAGCTCCTGGAGCAAATGCTGAGTTATTTTATTTCTACGTTTACAAAGATGGAGTAGTAGTAAATACGCAAAGCTATTTAACGCAAACTTCTCCAATGTATTTAGAGGTACCTTTAGGAGATAGCGGAGCTTATACGTTTTACATTGCTTCTACGGCAGCGATTTCGTTTACATCTGTATATTATTACGAGACTGGAATATTAAGCGGAGGTACGTATACAAAAGTAACAGATTTAACGGTAACGCAATCGACTACGCAGACTACTACAACTACGATGGACTTGGCTCAATATATGCCAGAGATGACTATCGAGGAGTTCTTTAGTGGTATTCTAAAAATGTTTAATCTTACGTGCTACTCGGATACTCCGGGAGTTTACAAAATTGAACAATTAGAAGGATGGTATTCTAATGGTACTATTAGAGACATTACCCCTTACATTGTAAACGATGCTATTGACATTGAAAGAAGTAAGGCTTATAAAAAAGTAAATTTCAAATATGCTCAAGCTGAATCGTTTCTTAACGTAGAGTTTATGTCACGTTCAAAAGTTCCTTATGGGGATTTATACTATGAGCTTGCAAACGATGGAGAAGAGTACACGGTGGAATTGCCATTTGAGACTTTACTTCACAATAAATTTACTGGTACTAATTTACAAGTAGGATATGCATTAAAGCCTAGCTTTATACCTTATATTCCTAAGCCAGTTATATTGTACGATTATGGCTCAACGCAGACTGTTTCTAATTATCATTTTAACGATGGTACGTCTACTACTAACCATACTACCGCAAATATATTTGGACAAGATACGCTTATAAGCTCTACAGATTTTACGTTAAACTTTGGAGCGGAACAATCTACTTATACTAACCAAGTAGAAGAAGAATCGCTATTTAAAAACTATTATTCTAATTACTTAAAAAATATATTCGGTGTTAAGTCTCGTATTTTAAAAGTAAAGGGGATACTACCAATTAGCCTTTTGACTAATTTAAAAGTAAACGATAGGGTAATTATTAGAGATAAGCGTTACGTGATTAACCAATTTACTACCGATTTGACTACTGGCGAAGTACAATTTGAATTACTAACAGACTTTAGAACGATATGATAAAGCAAATAATAGACTTGCTTAATATGCTTCCGCATTATGGACAAAGTGAGATTATAGAAATAGCAAAAGGTAAGCACGAGCTACCAACTACATTTAAAGGAGCGTTTGAACAAATTAAAAGACAATGGAAAAAATTACCATCGAATTAGAGTTAAAGAATGACATTAAAAATACTACCAAGAATGTAGAAGACCTAAAAGAAAGTTTTGAGGATACCAAAGAAGCAGTAAAAGATATAGGTAAGTCTACTAAGAATGCTGAAGGTGGGATTAAATCTTTAGCTTCTGGATTTAAAGGTATGGGTCTTGCCATCAAGGCTCTTGGTATTGGTTTAGTGATGGAAGCCTTCAATATGTTTAAGGAGGTTTTATCTAAGAACCAAAAGGTAGTGGATATAATGAACACGGCTTTAGAGGCTTTGTCTATTGTATTTAACGACCTTATAAAACTTATATTCGACAACTTCCCCAAAATAGTAGAATTCTTTAAGGACGTATTTGAGAATCCAGTAGAAAATTTAAAGAAGCTAGGAAATGCAATTAAGGAAAACTTAATAGAGCGATTTAACTCATTCCTTGACACTCTAGGCTACTTAACTGGAGCGTTAAAGAATTTGTTCAAGGGAGAGTTTTCTGCTGCTTTAGACTCATTAAAACAAGCTGGTAAAGAATCGGTAGATGTTTTAACTGGGGTAAATAATAGTGTAGATAAAGGCTCTGATTTAATTAAAAAAGGAGCTAATGCTTTAACTAATTATGGAAAGAAAGTTTTAGATGCTGCAGAGAAATTAGTTCAATTAAAAAATAATGCTGCTTTAGCAGCCGCTCAACAAGCAAGACTCGTAGAACAATACGATAGACAAGCTGAGAAATTACGTCAAGTAAGAGATAACGATTTGTTGTCTATTGAAGAACGTATAAAAGCTAATGACAAGCTAAAAGAAGTTCTTGATAAGCAAGAAAAAGCAATGCTAGCACAAGCTAATGCTCAAGTAGCTTCAGCTAGAGCCGATGTTCAAAAGAATAATTCTATTGAAAACCAAGTAGCTTTAATTAATGCTCAGGCAAATGCCGATGGTGTACTAGCTCAAATTGAGGGTTTCCGCTCTGAGCAGGAGGCTAATAGAATTGCTTTAGTAAAAGAGAGCTTAGATTTACAAAAGGCTCAAATTCAAGGAATAGACGATTTAGCAATAGCTGAAAAACAATCTGCGAATGAATTAATTAAAAATGAAGACGAGAAGTTACAAGCTCAATTAAAAGCTTTAAAAGAAGAGAAGGCAATTCAATTAGAGAGACTATCTGAAAATGTTAGACTTTATAAAGAAGGAACTCAAGCTCGTATTGATGCTGAGATAGAATACAATGCTAAAAAGCAAGAGCTAAACGCTTCTATTAGAACAAAAGAAGATGAGATAGCTACTTATAATTATAACAAACAAAGTGAGCGTTTACAAGAAGAGCTTTCTAATGAGCAAAACTCTTTGTCAATGCGTTTAGAGGCTTTAAAAAAATATAATGAGTTAGCTCAAGCTTCTACACAAATAAGCGAGGAAGAAAAGCGTAAGATTGCTAAGGAAACGCATAACCAAGAGATAGCTTTAAATAAGCAAAAGGTAGCAATGGCTAGCCAGACTTTAGCTAATATGTCTTCACTATTTGAGCAAGGTTCAACAGAAGGCAAAGCCTTTGCGGTAGCTCAAGCGTTAATTAATACGTATCAAGGTATTACCGCTGAGTTAGCTACTAAGACTGCTACTCCATTTGAGTTTGGTATTAAACTTGCTAACATTGCTACTACGGCTGCAATCGGTTTTAAATCAGTAAACGATATCTTATCTACTAACGTAGGAGGAGGTACTGGAGATACTTCAACTCCTAGTGCTACAACTTCTGCCGCTCCATCTTTTAACGTAGTAGGGACAAGTGGAGTAAACCAATTAGCACAAACTTTAGGAGCAGAACAACCTCCAGTAAAAGCGTATGTTGTAGCTAGCGATGTAACGACTCAGCAAGCTTTAAATCGAAATATTGTGACTTCGGCAAGTCTTGGATAATTTGAAAATATAACAAAATTAAAATAAAACGTTTATAGGCTATGAGAATTGTAGAACTCGTAATTGAAAAGGATTTAGATGGGATAGAGGCGGTAAGCCTTGTAGATGCTCCAGCTATTGAAGAGAATTTTATAGCTCTTAACAAAGAGTATAGAATGGACTTAGCTGAAGTAGATGCTGATAAGCGTATTCTTATGGGTGCTGCTTTAATTCCAAACAAACAAATCTATCGTAGAAATGGTAAGGATGAGTTTTATGTATTCTTTAGCGAGGCTACCGTAAAACAAGCAAGCGAGCTATTCTTAAAGAATGGCAATCAATCTAATGCAACTCTAGAGCATAAGTCAAAATTTGAAGGTGCTACGGTTGTAGAATCTTGGATTATAGATAACCCAGAAATGGACAAGTCTAAGGCTTACGGATTTAGCTTACCAAAAGGAACTTGGATGATTTCTATGAAAATAGAAGATGACCAAATTTGGAAGGATGCTAAAGAAGGTAAATACAAAGGATTTTCTATCGAAGGATATTTTGCAGACAAGCTAGAAATGGCTATAGCTAATAAAGAGGTAGAGTTAGAATCTTATGCAGATTATGGCGACGCTATCAAGAACAACGCAAAGAGAGGCATTGAATTAAACGAAGCCAATGGCAATAAGTGTGCTACTCAAACTGGCAAGGTAAGAGCTCAACAATTAGCAAACGGAGAAGCTATTAGTGTAGAAACTATTAAGCGAATGTACTCTTATTTATCAAGAGCAGAGGTTTATTATGATGAAGCTAATTCTTCTAGCGATTGCGGAAATATTAGCTATTTGCTTTGGGGTGGTAAAGCTGCTCTAGGATGGTCTCGTAATAAGCTACGAGAGTTAGGATTATTAGAGCTTACTATTCAAGAGCAAGAGGAGGAATTAATTAATC